ACTTTCTCTTGTTTGCTTGGTGATATGGATGAATTTTATGATTATCAAACATATTTGGATTATGCAACAGGGTGCGGAACTCGCGCAACTTCTAATAATATTAGAAAAAATTACAAGTACTCTGAAAAAGAAGGAGTTCTTACAGAAGCTCAATATAATGCTAAAAAGCTTGAATTTGGCACTAATGAAACAGCTTTTCAAAACTGGGTTGTTCAGCAACTCGATAATAATAAATATTCAAGAGAAGTTGAAAAATCTCAATCTTGGAGAAAATTCGTTGCTAATGGTAAATTAAAATTGCTAAAGGATTACAAAGGTAATTCTTGGGTAATTCAAATTATGCCGAATTCTCAGCGTATGGTTACATTAGAAAGCAATTACCAACAAACAACCGTGAGCTTTGAATGGCAAGAAGCATTAGATGTCAATAAAGTAACTATTGTATCAGTTGGAGAGTAAGGTGGTTAATTATGGAATTAAAAATATTTGGAGATGTATTGTTATCTGACAATACTGTAAATTTTTCCGAATTAAAAAGATTAATTGAACTCCCCTATGTTCGTCCAAGATATAAAATAAGTATACTTGAACCAGATGAAACAATAAAAATGGTTATTCCAGAATCCGATATTGAGATTGGTGGAATTAATTATACTGAATCGTATCAATCTGGACAGAGAAGAAATATTTCTCTTCAGCTTATTAATTCAGACGGAAAATATACTCCATCTGTTTTTAGTGATATCTGGGTTAATACCAGATTTAGTTTTGAAATTGGTTTGGAAACCAGTACTGGAATAGTCTGGTTTCCAAAGGGAGTTTATGTTCTCGGTAATATTGAATTAACTAGAAGCGATTCAGAAAAAACGGTTACTTTACAGTTACAAGATAAATTTGCTATATTTGAAGGAAAAACTGGTACGCTTGATACGGCTTATGAAATTGCCGTTGATAGCGATATTTACGATGCTGTTACTGGAATATTAAATTTCAGTATGGGTAACGGATATATTTTAGACTACAAATCAGTTTATTTTGATCCCAGTTTGGTTGGAATGAAAACACAACAAACAATTAGAGCAGAACAAGGAGAAAACTACGGAAGTGTGATTTCAGCCTTGGCTACTCAATTATCTGCCGAATACTATTATAATACAGTAGGAAATTTGTGCTTCTATCCAATTAATGAAACAGTAGACGATACTACAAAACCTATCATTTGGACCTATCCCTGGCTCGGAAGAGATTTACATAATATGAGTCTAAATTACAAACACGAGGAAATTGTGAACTGTGTTAAAGTTGTTGGGGATAATGTTGATAGTGGGGTTTATAGTGCTACTGTTGAAAATAACAACCCTTCTTCTCCAATTTGTATAGAACAAGTAGGTAAGCGAATGAATGCTCCATATACTGAATCTAATATTTGGAGTGATGATATGGCTTACGATTTGGCTAGATATTATTTAAGAAAAGCCAGTTTCGTTGGTGTCGATTTTTCTTGTACTGTTAGCTTTAATCCTGTATTAACAGTTAACAACCTATGCGAAGTTGAAGACCATTTCTTGGAACTCCAGAGAGAAAAGTTGTTAATTGTTTCTTTATCTTATACAAGTGGAAATGGAGAAATGAGCGTTACATTTTGTAATACTACAGATCTTCCTTCTGTTAGAAATAGAAAGGGGTGAGAAGTATGAGCAGAAGAACTTCTGCAGACGCACTAAATAGTTGTGCCGATGATATGATTCAAAAAATTGTATCTATTGTTAAGGAGGAGATTGCAAGTACTTCTCCTCGAATCGAAAGTGCCATTGTAAAAAACGTTAATTCTGATGGCACTGTCGATGTTTATTTGCCTGGTGATTTAAATAGTGTATTTACAAGAATACAAAATCAAAGCATTTATCAGGACTTAATTCCTGGTGACAGTGTTGAAATTTTGTTGAAAAAAGGTAAATTTAGCAACTGTTGGATTATCGCAAAACATAAATAATATTACGCAAAAAAATTTTTTCAATTTTTTTTGAAAAAAATGTGGCAAAACACTTGACAGAGAGTTTTTTATGTGGTATACTCCAATCGTAATCAAGAGTTACACCAATTTTGATTATGATTTTTAGAGCATAAAAAATATTTTTAAAGAAAGGATGACGTAAAAATGGTTAATAACATTAAGTGCGACACTTGCAAGTTCCAGCCTAAGTGCGTTGGCTACAATAAGCTGAAGCCTCTAACTGACGAAGCTCGTGTTGATCTTGGCATCACACTCAATTTTGTGTCTTGCAATGATTTTGCTGAGCTTGATGATGAAGCAGAAGAGGAGTAAGATAAGAACAAAACAAAAAACTTAGTAAAGACTTAAGCGAGGACTTAAAACAAAAACAACGAAAATCAAAAAACAAAAAAAATTAAAACAATTTAAAGGAGAAAAATTTTTATTATGGCTAACAATGTTTCAGATCAGATTCGCAAGCTAACTAACAATGTTCATTTCGCAGGTGCTCTAGCAGAGCTAGATTCAATCCATGAGGGTACTACTCAGGATGGTACTCCTTATATTCAGTTTAAGGGTGTCGTCCAGTGTGGTCCTACAGCTGTTTATTGTCGCCCATTCCGCTGCTTCGTTAAGGCGAAGAACTCTAAGGGCGAGGATAGTAAGCAGTTTGCCAATGCCAAGAAGTGGTATGATAATGCGGTCCCTATGACCAAGGATGCTGAGCATCCCACAATGGTCGATATGACTGGTTCTATCAATACTAATGACTGGGTTGGCGTTGATGGCAAGCTGTACGAGGGGCAGCAGTTTAGTGTTCAGTTCTTCAATGAGTTTAAGGAATATCTTTGCAATATTGATATTGAGGGATATATCGCCTCTGTTACTGATGAAGAGCGTGGTCAGGAAGATGATCGTCATCCTACTGGTCGTAAGATTATTAATCTGTATTCAATGGACTTCTATCACAACGTTATTAATCTCAAGCGTGTTATCATTCCTAAGGAGAACGTTCCTTATCTTGATGATTGCGAGTGGGAGAAGGGACGTACTGCTATGTTCTATCTGACTTATCAGCCCAATAGCACTGAGGATGCTAAGCCCACCAAGCGTGGCTTTGGTCAGCAGCGTACCACTTCTGGCACTAAGTCTTATCTTGAACTGGTTTGCACTGGTGGTGATGCATCAATTCCCGAGGATAGTAATCTTTCGATTGCTCCTGCTACTGGTAAGCTAATGATGTCTCAGCGAGCTCAGGCTCTTCAGGAACTTGAGAGCAAGGGATATCAGGGCAAGGGTGGTGCAGGCGCCCAGGCTGTTAATCGCAACAGTTTTGGTAGTGCTAAGGCACAGACTGGTAAGTTCACTCCTGTGATGGACATCGACGATGATGACATTCCGTTCTAATAAAAACAATAAGTAATAAGACATTTTTGAAAAATAACAATTAAGGAGAACAAAATAATGGGCATTAATATTTTAGGTATTCAGCCTTCTGTCGTTAGCAGAGATCTTAAAGGTAAGTTTGTGTGCATTTACGCAAAGCCCAAAGTCGGTAAGACGACACTTGCGTGTAAATTCCCAAAAAATCTTTTATGTGGATTCGAGCATGGATGGAACGCAATTTCTGGGGCAATGGCTGTTGATATTCAGAAATGGTCTGAATTTAAGCAGGTTGTAAAGCAGCTAGAATCAGAAGAAGCGAAGCAAATGTATAACACAATTTCTCTAGACACTATTGGTTTAGCTTGGAAAATGTGTGAAGAGTATATTTGTGATCAGCAGGGTGTTGACCGTATTGGTGATATTTCCTATGGTGCTGGGTATGGTTTGGTTGAGCGTGAGTTTGAGAAAATGATTCGCAAGATTACCCAGATGGGGTATGGTCTTGTAATTATCGCTCATGTAGACAGACATCTTGAGAAGGATGCTGAAGATGGTACCGAGAAGGAAATTCTTGGCCCCGCTATTCCGAAGCGAGCTTATAATGTTGTAAATCAGCTAGTTGATATTATCGGATATATTGACTCTGATTCTGAGGGAAATCGTTGGCTTTATACTCGCGCCACTCCAACTATTACAGCTGGTAGCCGTTTTGAGTACATGCCCCCTCGTATTCCACTTGGCTATGATGAACTAGTTAATGCTATTGCTGATTCTATTGAAGAACTAGAAAAGCATGGTGGTAAGGTGGTTGATAAGGCTCCTTTAATGCCGCCTGTTTCAAAGGAAGAGGATAATATTTCTTTTGATGAGCTTCTTACTCAGACAAAGGATGTTGCTCGTAAAATTATTAAGGCTGGATATCAGGCAGAATATGATCGTATTGTTGCTGATTATCTTGGCAAGGGACGTAAAGTTTCTGAGTGTGATGAAACTCAGTATGATATGATTGCTCTAATTCTTGAAGAAAGTATTAAAGTTGCAAAGGAACTGAATCTGAACTAATCAATATAAAATTAAAATAGGGCTAGACAATATCTGCCTAGCCCTTTTTTATCCCTGTTCTTTTTAGTTCTTTGTGTGCAAGAAAGTGAGGTTATTCTTATTGGCTGTAGCAGTTTGTAAAAATTGTGGTTGTAAATTTGATGCAAAACTGAAAATCGAGGTAAATAAAAAGACTTATTGCCCTAATTGTGGACCTCAGTTTGTAAAAAGTTCTCGTAATTTTAAGAACATTACTGATCTTTTTTCAGAAAAATGGGATGGAGATAGAGAAATAAATTTCCCGCTCTTGATTACTTACATTAATAAAATGCAAGATAAATATGGAGTGGATTATAGTGAAATTTATTACGTTTTGGATTATATGTATAATTATGCAGATCCACCTGCAGAAAATATGTATGAAGAGTCCAATATTTTCAAGTTAATTTTTTATTATGATGAAGCTAGGAGATTTTGGAAGTCTTGTAGTCAGGCTCGTTCTGTTACAGACGAAGAAATTCGAAAGGCTATAAATCAACCAATAAATGTTATAAAAATTAAAAGATCTGATATTGACAAGCAACATGAACTGGCCCTTTCAAGAAAGGAACCGACTAATGTTGCTGGTTCTGATATTCTGGATCTGTTGGAAGAGTTTAAGGATGAAGACCTGGATGATTATACTTATGATTATTCAGATGAATTTAAAAATTTTTGCGATTGGGATATTGTTAAGAAACGCAAAGAACAAGAAGAAAAGATTAAACAAATTTTAGTCGACAATGGAGTTCCTGCGGATCAAGTTTATCGGGATGATAAAATTGATAAAGACGAAGATATTCCATGGCTTTAAAGGAGGGTAAAAGGTGTCTGAAAAAATTGTAAATGATGATGTTGATTATCAGAGCAAATCTGCCGTGCGAGAGGTGATTGGTTGTTTGATGCAAAATCCTTCGTTATTAGCGTCATATCCTATAGAAAAAAGTGATTTTCCAGAATTATATCACAAGTTGATTTTTGCCGCAATTCGCGGATTGTTTGAGCAAGGTGCAGTAAAAATCACTGCTCCAGTTATTAGAGAATATCTTGAAGAAAATAGTTCAACTTTCTTTAGGGTGTATACAAGTAACGATGGTGATGGATATGTAACTAAAGCTCTAGCTGGTTCAGATTTAGAAAACTTTGATAAGAACTATACCGAACTAAGGAAATTTTCAGTTTTAAGAGAATTAAAAGGTAGAGGAATAAACGTTCAAGATGTCTTTGATCCCTATGAAGTGGATCCAATGGTTGCTGACAAGCAACGAGCTGAGTTTAATAAAATGTCAATAGAACAACTCATATTGTTTTATAGACAAAAAGTTTTGGATACGATGACTCATTATTCTCCACGAAGTAGTAGAAATAGTGTCAAAGCTGGAGGACTTGCCGCAAAAGAACAGAAAGAGTTATGGAAGAGAGTGCCCGCTTTTGGCTTGAGCTATGCAAGTAATTATCAGACAACTATTACTAAGGGAATGAGGCCAAGAAAATTTAGTGTTTCTTCTGCAGCTACGGGTACAGGTAAACTTTAATTGTAAATAAAAATCTAGGAATTGGAGTAAATATGATTGAACATACGAATGAAAAATATGAATAGGGAATGATTGAATATTTAAAGGGAATAAAAAGTTTAACACAAATATCACATGAATTAAGAATAGATAGAGGACGATTATCAACGTATATAAAAAAACATGGATATAATGTTATTAATAAATAGAATGATAACAATACACACA